TTGATAATCAGCGAAATGCAACGCAAGCTTGCCACATGGGCAGCCACCGATCCGTCCCTACGGATTCAACGGCTGCTGCGTCTGATAACACAACCAGAATGGCTGGCTGAAGCGGCGCGGATCACGCTTTCATCAAAGGGGGCCCATACCCCCGGCGTTGATGGCGTGAACAAAACAATGCTACAGGCCAGACTGGCTGTTGAGCTGCAAATCCTCAGGGATGAATTACTCTCAGGCCACTACCAGCCCTTGCCCGCCAGACGGGTTTACATCCCTAAAAGCAACGGCAAACTGCGACCACTGGGTATCCCCGCGTTGCGGGATCGTATTGTTCAGCGGGCCATGCTGATGGCGATGGAGCCGATATGGGAGAGTGATTTTCATACGCTCTCATATGGCTTCCGGCCTGAGCGCAGTGTCCACCACGCGATCCGCACGGTGAAATTACAGCTCACAGACTGTGGTGAAACCCGGGGACGCTGGGTGATTGAAGGCGACCTGTCCAGTTACTTCGACACCGTACATCATCGACTGCTGATGAAGGCTGTACGCCGCAGGATCAGTGACGCACGTTTCATGACTCTGCTGTGGAAAACCATCAAGGCGGGACATATCGATGTCGGTCTCTTTCGGGCGGCCAGTGAAGGTGTACCACAGGGCGGTGTTATATCGCCGCTATTATCGAACATCATGCTGAATGAGTTCGATCAATACCTGCATGAGCGCTACCTGAGCGGGAAAGCCAGAAAAGATCGGTGGTACTGGAATAACAGTATCCAACGGGGCCGAAGTACGGCGGTCAGAGAAAACTGGCAGTGGAAACCCGCGGTGGCGTACTGCCGCTATGCCGATGATTTTGTCCTCATCGTCAAAGGCACCAAAGCACAGGCGGAAGCCATCAGGGAGGAGTGTCGGGGTGTGCTCGAAGGCAGTCTGAAACTCAGGCTGAACATGGATAAGACTAAAATCACCCATGTTAATGACGGCTTTATCTTTCTGGGGCACAGGATCATTCGCAAACGCAGTCGTTATGGCGAGATGCGAGTGGTCTCAACGATCCCGCAGGAGAAAGCCAGAAACTTCGCCGCATCGCTGACAGCACTGTTATCAGGCAACTACAGTGAAAGCAAAGTCGATATGGCTGAACAACTCAACCGAAAACTGAAAGGCTGGGCTATGTTCTATCAGTTCGTTGATTTTAAGGCCAAAGTCTTCAGTTATATCGACCGTGTCGTGTTCTGGAAGCTGGCTCACTGGCTGGCCCGCAAATACCGTACAGGTATCGCTTCCCTGATGAGGTGGTGGTGTAAATCACCGAAACCGGGTCAGAGCAAAACGTGGGTTTTATTTGGTAAAACCAATCACGGCAAGCTCAGCGGCGAAATACTGTACCGGTTGGTGGGGCAAGGCAAGAAGCTGTTCCGCTGGCGGCTACCCGAAGGTAATCCCTATCTGAGGACGGAGACCAGAAACACGTATACATCGCGCTTTACAGAAGTGGCAATGGCGTTCGCCAGCATTTAAATGGAGAGCCGGATGCGCTGAAAGGTGCACGTCCGGTTCGGGGAGGAGAGGCAGGGAAATAGTCCGACTACGCCCTGCCTCTTACTCTACTCTGGACGGGTAAGCGCTGGGCGTACCTCGCCGTTGTTCTCGACCTGTTCGCAAGAAAACCAGTGGGCTGGGCCATGTCGTTCTCGCCGGACAGCAGGCTTACCATGAAAGCACTGGAAATGGCATGGGAAACCCGTGGTAAGCCCGTCGGGGTGATGTTCCACAGCGATCAAGGCAGTCATTATACGAGCAGGCAGTTCCGGCAGTTACTGTGGCGATACCGGATCAGGCAGAGTATGAGTCGGCGTGGAAACTGCTGGGATAACAGCCCAATGGAGCGCTTCTTCAGGAGTCTGAAGAACGAATGGGTGCCAGCGACGGGCTATGTAAGCTTCAGCGATGCAGCTCACGCAATAACGGACTATATCGTTGGATATTACAGCGCACTAAGACCGCACGAATATAATGGTGGGTTACCACCAAACGAATCAGAAAACCGATACTGGAAAAACTCTAACGCGGTGGCCAGTTTTAGTTGACCACAACATACATATACATCACACTTCGTTACTTATGACCCGTGAACGGGCTACCCGGATAAATGCGCCAAACACCACACCGTAATCGGTTCCGGTTAACAGTTCATAGACACTGGCCCCCGTCAGGACACCACCAGCCAGCCCAGTACCGGAAATCGGATCGGGCATTTAGCCCCCTCTAAATTGCTGTGAGTCCTCTCAGGAATGAGGGGAATAAAAAAAAGGCCGCCATGCGGCAGCCTCGAAGTAAGTACGGTTGTTTACAATGGTGGAGAGAGAGGACCTTCTAACACCTCTGCTTCACCGTTATGGCAAATGTCATCGCCTCTGGTCAGATGCCAAACACCTGTGATTATTTTCCCCGTTTCCAAGTCATCAACAGTGTCATTCGTGTAGTACGCTACCTGTACAACACCGACATGCTGAATCCAGTAATACCCTTCTTTCATAAGCTCCTCCGCGATACTCAGCAGATAGTATAGAGCAGTACAAATAATGCTGTGGTGCAGGAAGCCACAACTTAATCTTTGCTAATAAAGTAATTTCGAAAGATGACGATAATGGGTAATAAATGTAAGGCCGGAGGAACCACCATGAGCATGACAGTTAGCACTTTGGGTCAGGACATACTGCAAAGCACAGTAAAACAAGCACCTTCAAGTACTGGCAACTCTGTTTCACAACAAATTCAAAACCTGAAAAAACAAATTGGTGAGTTGACAAAAGAACTCAGCGCCATGGGTTCAAAAATAAATGAAGTAACCTCCGAAGATGAGGCAAAACTGCTTAAACAGCAGATGGAGATGATTCAAAGGCAAATCGAGTCTATGTACGCAAAAATTGCTCAATTACAAAAACAAGAAGCAGAAAAAAACCAAATGGCATCGGGTGCATTACCTACGGTAAGTGACAAATCAAGTTCGAACGTTGCAGGGAATAATACTAAAAATATTGATGTCTACGTTTAGCAGTGACCCCCTATCATTTTTCCTCTGAGTTAGAAACGAAAAAGGATTGTGAGAACTTGTTTTCGAGTTAACGATTTCAGATCGGCGATATGACAGGGGTACTGGTGCTATGCACCTCGCGAATACCCCTGTCGTATCGCCGGAAACCAAAAACCCCGCTGTGGCGGGGTTCTCGTTATGTTCAAATTGTTCGCTTTTTGTCGCTGCCATAGTGGCGCAGCTCTGCCAAGCATGAATAAATTATCTGATTTTCTGGCCCGTTTTCAACACCATTATCAAAAAATAGCATCAATAGCTAAAAAATGATTTCAGTGAGTCTATTCAGATAACAGTTTGCGTGCTTCCAAAAAGACCTTTGCTCTGAATATTTCCAGGCACCAGCGCACGCGCTTTCTCGCCTCCCCATCAGTTAACCATGGCGCAATCGCCTGCAACTCCCGGGTTATGTCTGAGATTTTTTTTCGGGTGGTGTAATACTGAAGACCGACCACATAAACCGGATCATTAATATCCAGCGCCTGCAGTACGCATTGCTCAACAAAATCGACATCATCATTATGCAGGGCTTCATCAATCACACTAGCGGATGACTGCGGCCAGAGAATGCTATGTGCCCTGTTCATTGCCTGCTGTCCACGGAATCCCTCTTCTCTCGCCTGATTTAACGCAACAGTGAATCGCTCTAACGCCTTATCTGACCAATTCCGTCCTTTAATAACATTCCAGCATGCATGACTTCGCGGCAAACGGGGTGCAGTTTTTCCTCCCACACCCTCACCCCATATAGTGAGCAGGGATTTAATCCATCCGGACTGGATCCCTGTAAGGAGAATACATTTACCCAGCCAGCTTTTGCGTGGAGCAGAAGCCGCTTTACCCAGCGCTTCCAGATGATTGCGGCGTTGACGTGGTGTCATCCTGTTCTTCTCCTTACGCCAGAACGCCAAGCCCATAAGCCCGGTCCAGCACTCTGATTATCATTACCGGCTGAGGAACATGTTTTTGCTCAAACTTCACCGGGTCGTTATGTAGTTCTGTATGGCACTGACGACACAAAGGGATCGCGAAAATATCATGCGCTTTCGTAGCCATCCCTCCCTGCCCCCAGCCGATTAAATGGTGTGGGTCATCTGATGGTTTGCCGCAGCATTCGCAGGGCTGTGTTTTAATCCATTCCAGATATCCGGAGGCCGTCCAGCGGAGCCGCTTTGGACGTTTCATAAAGGTTTGCGGGGATTCAGGATCGACCAGAACACTAACTACGGGCTTAACCGCAGGCATCTGCGCTGGCAGCATGTTCACGGTTACTGTGCTGGCTTTGGCTGTAATGATGCTGGTGGCGGTTACACCCGGTTCGATATCGCATTCACGCATGACTGACTGATGCTCTTCCAAAGGAATACGAAGCGCCCGACTGGCTACTGATTCGGGAATTACGTCGGTAACCCCCATACGAACAGCCCACCAGCAAAGCTCCGCTAGCGACAACTCTCTGGAAGGATCCATATTCAGCGCCACCATGATGCTGTTAATAATCCAGTTAACAACATTACGTCTCGCCAGCTCTGCAAGTTGTTCGCTGTAGTGGTCACGCAGTTGGTTATCACAATGCCCGCACAGAAGAACCGTAAGCGTCGTCTGAGTACCGTCTGGTCCCGAATCCAGGATCCTGTAACTTAAGCACCCACTTATTTTGCAGGTGGACACCTCATGCGCGCTAAAGAAAGACTTCCCCGGAAACACTATTCCCCTGAATTCAAAATGGAACTGGTCAGGCTGGCTCTTGAAGAAGAAGGCAGTATTGCCGCACTGGCCCGGAAACATGACGTCAATGATAACCTGCTCTTTAAATGGATAAGGCTCTGGCAGCGTGAAGGGCGGGTCTGTCGGCCCCGAAAAAACTCATCGTCGCTTCCTGCCCTGATACCCGTGCAGCTTCAGGCGGGCTCTTCTCTCCCAACCTTCGAACTACCATCCTGCTCTCCTCCCGCTACCTGCCACATAAAATGTCGGGGAGGAGAAATAACACTGACTCATCCCTCTGCTGAACTCATGAGCACTGTCCTGCGCGAACTGATGCGGGGGCCGGTATGATAAATCTTCCCGCAGGCACAAAAATCTGGCTGGTTGCCGGTATCACCGATATGCGCAACGGCTTCAATGGCCTCGCCGCAAAGGTGCAGACCGCGCTGAAAGATGACCCGATGTCCGGCCACGTCTTCATCTTCCGGGGACGCAGCGGCAGTCAGGTAAAACTGCTCTGGTCCACCGGCGATGGTCTGTGCCTGCTGACAAAGCGACTGGAACGTGGTCGCTTCGCCTGGCCCTCAGCCCGCGATGGCAAAGTGTTCCTGACGCCGGCGCAACTGGCGATGCTGATGGAAGGTATCGACTGGCGACAGCCAAAGCGGTTACTGACATCCCTGACCATGTTGTAGCGCTCTTTATCCTGGTTGTCGCAGAATAAGCCTGGTAAAATACAGGCTTATGAACGATACCTCTTCTGACGACATCCTTCTGCTGAAACAGCGCCTGGCCGAACAGGAAGCGTTGATCCACGCCCTGCAGGAAAAGCTGAGCAACCGGGAACGCGAAATAGACCATCTGCAGGCGCAACTGGATAAGCTGCGCCGGATGAACTTCGGCAGTCGTTCCGAAAAGGTATCCCGCCGTATCGCGCAAATGGAAGCTGACCTGAACCTGCTGCAGCAGGAAAGCGATACGCTGACCGGCCGGGTGGATGACCCGGCAGTGCAGCGCCCGCTGCGTCAGACCCGCACCCGCAAACCGTTCCCTGAGTCACTCCCACGGGATGAGAAGCGGCTGCTGCCGACTGAGCCGTGTTGCCCGGAGTGCGGTGGTTCGCTGAGTTACCTGGGTGAGGATGCCGCCGAACAGCTGGAGCTGATGCGCAGCGCCTTCCGGGTTATCCGGACAGTCCGTGAAAAGCATGCCTGCCGTCGGTGCGATCGCATCGTTCAGGCCCCGGCTCCTTCGCGCCCCATCGAACGGGGGATCGCCGGACCGGGGCTGCTGGCCCGAGTGCTGACCTCAAAGTATGCAGAGCACACACCGCTGTATCGCCAGTCGGAGATCTATGCCCGCCAGGGTGTAGTGTTGAGTCGTTCTGTACTGTCGGGCTGGGTGGATGCGTGTTGTCGTCTGCTGGCACCGCTGGATGAAGCCCTTCAGCACTATGTCCTGACCGACGGCAAACTCCATGCTGACGATACGCCTGTCCCGGTGCTGTTGCCGGGCAATAAGAAGACGAAGACCGGGCGCTTATGGACGTACGTTCGAGACGACCGCAACGCCGGATCAGCGCTGGCCCCCGCAGTGTGGTTCGCTTACAGCCCGGACAGAAAAGGTATCCACCCTCAGACCCATCTTGCAGGCTTCAGTGGCGTACTGCAGGCTGATGCCTACGCCGGGTTCAACGAGCTCTACCGCGACGGCCATATAAAGGAAGCCGCGTGCTGGGCCCATGCCCGCCGAAAAATCCACGATGTTCACGTCCGTACCCCGTCAGCCCTGACGGAGGAGGCGCTGAAACGGATCGGCGAGCTGTATGCCATCGAGTCGGAGCTCAGAGGTAAAAGAGCAGAGGAACGGCAGGCAGTCCGGCACCAAAAAGTGCTGCCGCTGCTGGCGTCACTGGAGGGGTGGCTGCGGGAGAAACAGAAAACCCTCTCAAGGCACTCAGAACTGGCGAAGGCGTTCGGGTATGCGCTGAACCAGTGGCCGGCGCTGACCCGCTATGCAGAAGATGGCTGGGTGGAGGTGGATAATAACATTGCCGAAAACGCCCTACGACTGGTCAGTCTGGGGAGAAAAAACTGGCTGTTCTTCGGCTCGGATCATGGTGGTGAGCGCGGTGCGTCACTGTACAGTCTTATCGGGACGTGCAAATTAAACGGCGTGGATCCGGAACGCTATCTGCATCATGTACTTGATGTCATCGCCGACTGGCCTGTGAACCGGGTGGGTGCTCTGCTCCCGTGGCGGGTTACTCTGCCTGCCTGACCAGCTTCACTTCGTCAATACGGTTCTCACTGCACGCTTACGAAGAACCGATCCTGGTTCATGACGCAAAGTAGTTAACTCGTGATAATGGTAATCGCTGTGTGGCCACTGGCAGCGATTACCGCCATAACGCATAAGCCAGTAATCAAGAGCGCTAAAACCACCAGCAGCATTTATAACTTTTTCATTCAGGAAGAACGGCCTCAGGGACTCGTCACTGGCAAGCGGCTGGCGAACATCAGGAACACGGCCAGCAGGTAACCGTTCCATGCCTGCCGGCTGGCTTTCCACCAGCACACGTTCACAACTGAATAATGACATCAGCTCACTTCCCGGCTTGAGCAGCACAATTCCAAGCTCACGTGCAACCACGGGTTTAAGCAGCGCCCTCATTCTGCTATCTCCCCGATAATTATTTGTCCCTTCTCTCCCCATAATTTAGTGACACGTGAATCCCAGATGTGAGCGTCATCTTCGTAAATAGCATCCATCAGGGCTTTCATCATATTGTCGAAATCAGGTTTAGTCTGGTGTGGTTTACCGTTGAACTCAGCCCGTTTCTTTTTGCCCCAGCTCGCCGGCATCGGAAGAATGAAGGTGACGTGTGAACCGCTTTCCGGCAGCTCAACGCCCTGCAGAAGAACTTCATCACAAAAAGCCCGGTAACGCAGAACCTCGGGGCGCTTTTTCCATTTGTCAGCGCGCGTCATTCTGGGCTTGCCCATTGGGGTGATATCGTAGGTTTTCACATTCACCTCCAGATTCGTTGTTGCCAGGTTCTGTCCTGACGCGGAGGCTTAGATACTTCTGGCAAGAACGCGCTGATCGTCCAGTGAATGAAGTCATTATCCAGACTACGCTCTGTCTTAATCTGCTTTGCGCGATAGCGGGCTTCCAGTTCATCAGCCTGCTCAGTGGTGAGTTGAGTATGTTGAAACCAGCTTTTCTTCATAACGCACCTCTGGATGCGGCAAAAAGAAAATCGCTGGCGTTAGTTAACGTCAGTATGTGGGATTGCTTGAATTGATCTTGCGCCATGGGCTTTTCTCCTGTGGCGCAGCAGGTATAGGTTGTTCAGGCCTATGACGGGAGTGTAACAGATTTTTGGGTAACGCGATAACCAGCCCTTTCCAGCATCTGAGTAAACAACGTAGGTGTACCAATAATTTCATTATCCTGAAGAGGCATGAAAGACACCATGCTACCGCGACGGTACATCAGGGCGCGTTCACACTCAGGAAATGATTGCAGCCTGGCAACGATAACTCCATCGTGACATCTTATGACTGCGTAGCCTTTTTTGGGCAATTCTGATTTTTCTTTCACTTAAACTCCCCCATGCAAACGGGATCAAAGTAACACCCAAAATAATTAATAAAACCAGTCGTCAGCACTTTCCCAGGTTTCCTGGAGAATAGTCTCTATTTTCTTTTTATCTTCCTTGTCACCCCCAAACACACTTAAACCATCGGAGCCTGCACGTCGTATGCTCAGGCTGCAGTTCTCATAGTGGTTGCCCAACCTTTTAAGCAATTCTTTCTCCAGTGCCGGAACAGCTCCCTTTGGAAGATCTTTAGTACTATCAATGGTTAGTTCAACTATCATATTAGCCCTCACCGCACATACTGTATGTTTATACAGTACACCGATACTTTGAAATGATCAATGACTTAAGAGCACAAATTGTTAACCTTAGCCTATAGATTTGATGAAAAAAACCCGCCGAAGCGGGTTCATTCCTATAAGGACTTGTTGTTTTAACACCATTGCAAGTACGGAGCTATCAACGTCCTTAAATTTGGATAACATTTTTGATTAGGGTTGATTTCACAACGTGAATCGCCACGGGTTTAACAGACACCTCAGAGTCATTTAAGATGGCTTAAAGAGAGGTGCCCATGAGCGGTAAGCGTTATCCCGAAGAGTTTAAAACTGAAGCAGTCAAACAGGTTGTTGATCGCGGTTATTCTGTTGCCAGCGTTGCAACACGTCTCGATATCACCACCCACAGCCTTTATGCCTGGATAAAGAAGTACGGTCCGGATTCTTCCACTAATAAAGAACAGTCAGATGCTCAGGCCGAGATCCGCCGTCTCCAGAAAGAGCTGAAACGGGTTACCGACGAACGGGACATATTAAAAAAAGCTGCGGCGTACTTCGCAAAGCTGTCCGACTGA